CCCAGCGCGGATGATGCGATGCCGATCCGTGCGGGCTTGCCGCCGGAAGCTTCGGCCACGACGTGCCAAGCCGCCAGCGACTGCTGGTTCTCAAGATCAACGATGGCGAGGGACTGCTCGGTGACCGTGGCCGAAAGAGACGAAACCGACGCATCCGACGAGTAGATGGTGCAAACCGATCCAGCCTCGGTTTTGGCCTGCCGCAGGTTGATGAAGCCTTCTGTTCCGCCAGTCGTGACCACGATGCGAGACCACGCGGCGGCGGCGGGCTTCGTGTAGGCCTCAGCCTTCCAGACCGTCCAATCGGTCGTTGGCGCCAGGGGCTCCCAGGGCGTCTGACCGATGTACCCATAGCCCGCGTCGAAGAACATCACGCAGGCCGCAACGTAGGCGTTCGACGCCATTCGATAGGCGATCTGTGAACTTTGGATCGCAGCGACGTCAGAAGAGACTGACGTCAGGGGCGCCTGCACGTTTCTGACGGTGCCGGATGTCAGTTCGCCGTAGGCGATCCACCCGCCATTGAACGACGAATATCCCGCCCCAAAACCGGCGGGCAAACCCCACCCCGCAGATGATCCGGCTTCGAAGTTGCCGTTGGGGGTCAGGTTGGGGTTGAGCGCCTGACGAGCCGTGAGCTGGCCGACAGCCTCCGCCCGCGCCATCGTCTCATTGGCAAGGGCGTTCTCAAGGTCGATGATGTCGGCCTCGGTGTGCGCCGTCCGCGCCGCTACGCCGCTGATTGCGATGGCGTTGGCCTCGTCGCCGTCGATCCGGGCCTGATTGACTTGGGAGATGCGGGCGTTGAGGGTCGCCTGCCCGCCCCGCGCCGCTGCGATCTCGGCGCCTTGGGCGTCCAGCTGGATCCGCGCATCGGCCAGCAGCTCCGACACGTCGAAGATGTCGCCGAAGGCCGCGTTGATCTGACCTTGCAGGCCGACGATGGTAGGGGCGGTTGGGGACGGGTCCAGCACCGGCGCCGTGTAAGGTCCGTAGACGTACCGTTCGGAATAGTTCTGGCCCCGCTGATACTGGACCGCGATGTAGTAGGTCGCGCCGGGCTGTAGGCCGTCGATGGGGATGTTCGTGACGGTCGGAGGGCCCTGATAGGCCTGCGTCCACGGCCCGGTCGCAGTCGGTCCGTATTCAACGATAACCGCCGTAGCCGTCTCGTTCGAGACGATCCCGCCGAGGTCGAAGCCAGGAAGCTGGCCGCCGCCCGGAGCGGGAGGACGGGGAGTGATGGTCCAGTCGCCGGGAAGCGGGGGCGAGACGTGGGTCGGATCTACCGGCGTCAGCGCAGGCGGCGCGGGCGGGTTAGGGACTTGCCCGTAGGCGTAGGGATATTTGCCATCCGTCTCCGAGACGAAGGTCACCGTATGGACGCCGGTGTTGGCGTCGTAACTGGTCTCCAGACAGAGGCACTTCAGGCCATCGAGCACAAACTCCGGATCGGTGATCGTGAAAGCCGACCCCGGCCCGATCCCTTGCATGTAGGACTTGAGCGGGATGCGGCCTGAAATGCCCTCTCGGGTGTGCGCGATGCCGAGGCAGATCAGTTCGGCCGCCTGCTTGGCCTTGTCGACGTAGCTGTATGTGACCGGGACAGACCGCTTCCGGCCGCCATCCTCTGTCAACCACTGAGGCGAAGTCACCTCCGGCAGGGCGGTCATCTTCCAACCGTCCGCTTCGGACAGATAGGTTGCTACCCCGGTGTTCTTGCGGTCGAGGTAGCTGGCACTGGTGTCGAGTTCGATAGGCCCAGCCGTGTCAGCCGCCGTGATCGTCGCTACGCTGACGCGCGAAGCCGCTCGGTGAATGCACGACGCCTTGCCAGCCCGCTCGATGTAGTAGGCCCCGCCCGCCTGCAGGAAGGCGTCGAGAACCTGGGCCTTGTCGTCGTCGGTCGAGGGCCGGGCGGCACACGTCCAGCCATGGGTATCCGCGATGTTGGCCGCTTCGGTGAAGGCAGCAACGTCGATGTTTTCCCAACGCGCGCCGATGCCGCCGACCTGATGATCAACCTGGGGGACGCCCTTTCCGTTCGGCCCCTCCCAGAGCCCTAGCAGCCACTTCACCGACCACAGGATCGGGTTCGCGCTGTACGCCCAGGTGGACGGGTCATTGAGGCGCTGGGTCCCGACACCGCCTGGAAAGGTGCTGTCCCGGCGCCAGTCGTAGACGCGCAGACCCCGAATGACTGAGCGCGGCTTGGCGTACTGCCCTTTGTAGGCCGACCCCTTGCTGTTCTCCGCCATGGTGAGGATGAACCCGGCCTTGGCCGACAGCCTATGGCCCGGCCCCCAGTTGGGCAGGGTCGCGCCGTTCTTAAGGCCCGATGGCGACGCGAGATAGCCGGCCTCGGGTTGGTTCCCCAACTGGGTCCTGCGCCACATGACATTCGCGTAGTGGGAGGTGATCGCCTTCCCGCTCGCGTCGAAGGTGACGGGGATGTCGTTGGCCGTGAAGCTTTCAAAGGCGTCGATTGGGCCAGCGTCGGAGACAACCGTGACCGCGCTGAAATACATGCGGTCGTCGGGCCCATAGGCCGCTTTGTGCCGCAGGTCGCCGCCCACCGCGATCCGCCCGGCCGCGAAGTGCAGGGGGCCATTCGGATCGCCGACCCAGCCAAGGGCGCTGCCGGCATTCGAGACTTTCGGTTGAGATAGCGCGCCCCCCACGCTCGAGACCAGGGCGCCGACCGTAATAAGCTGGCCGGCCGTGACGCCGAACACAGCCGTCCCCAGCGCACCGCTGAGCCCTCCGCCCGCGATGGCGGGGATCAATGCAGCGCCACCAGTTGCGACCGCAGCACCGATGATGACGATCGCCGTGCCAACGGCCTTCAGAGCCTTGCCCATCAGACCATCCAGACCTTGAGAGGGACGAAGTCGTCAGCCAGCTTGATCGCCACGCCCACGTCAGAGCCGTCCTGGTATCCGCTGACGTAGCCATCGCCGAGGTAGACCCCCAGCGTGCAGCCAAAGGCGTCATCGCCCTGAAGGGCCACAAGGTCCGCGGGGCGCACCATCGCGAACGGGATCGCCAACAGGCCGGTGGCGTCCACGCCTTCAATCAGTGAGGCGAAGCCCAGCTTGCGCATGGCCCGATAGGCGCCCGCCTCCGACCCCCACTTCACGCCCTTCAGCAGGCCCGCGGACTGCTTGCGCAGATGGAGGACGTAGCGGGCTTGGCGGACGCAGTCGTACTGTTTGAAATCGAGGGGCTTGCCGATAAAGCGCGCAGCACATTGCTGGGCGACCTGCACCCTCCGGTCCCAGATATTCATGAGGCCTCAGAACTGGTGGATGTTGTTGGAAAACTCGGACTGGCCGCCGCCCCCGCCGCCGCCGCCGCCCGGTCGGCCCGAGGTGATGGCGCCCGCGGGCGCTTCGGTGCGCCAGTAGTCGTCGTCGGTCAGGCGCGAGACGTTGGCGTGACCAAGCTCTCCCCAGATTTTGCGATGCATGGCGTCATTGGCGCGCCAGTCGCTGTTCGGGATGAGCTGCAGTTCGGTTTCTGTCCCGCACTCGATGACGACGGACCAACTGCTCTCCGAAACCGTGAACCGAGCCTTGTCGTATTGGCCCTGGAACTTCAGCAGGGGTTCGCCGATCAGCAGGCCGGTGTTGGGGTCAATCACCCCTTCCCACCACTGGATAAGCCCCGTCTGGTTTAACGGATCGGCCAGGGCCGCGACGGCCACATCGCTTTCGGCGTTGATAGTGATCTCCGAGCGGGTCGTCGTGCCGGAACCGCCCTCGGTCAACTGGCCGATCGTATCCAGCGACCCAATGCCGCCTTGTGCCGCCAGGTAGAGTTCGCCGCGGTGAATCGCAAAGCCCCCGTCCGTCAACCGCACGACGCCAGAGCGCAACTCCATACGAACCAGAACGCACGGGACGTAAGCGGGCTGGCGCTGAGCGTTCGAGAGGATAGGGTCCATCAGGAGCGCTCCCTCACCGTAAACTGCAGGCCGACTAGCCGGTCCACACCGACCTCAACCGCCTTCATGTCGCGCACGAAGCCTTCGATCATGGGGGCCGCCAGCTTCACCACATCATTATCTTGCGGCGGGAAGCGCAGTATCGTCCGCAACTGGATTTGGGTTTGGCCCGATGCGTTCGCGGTCGCATCCGCAGCCGCGCGATAGAGGTAGTGGCGCCCCAGAGTGACGATGTTCAGGAACTGGCCCTTGCGGACGACGTAGCCCGGCGTCAGGCCATCAACGGTCAGGAAGATGCCGCCCTGCCCCGCTCCGTTGACGCGCGGGCTGCCAGGTGTTCCTACATCAAACCCCGGCTGATAGACCGCCATCAGAACCGTCGCGCCCTCGGCGTTCAGGTCGTCCCACGCCATCGACGTGACGTAGCTCATAGGCGGCATGGTGAAGGTCAGGGCGTATCGCGACCCCTTCCGCTGGCGTTCCTGTTCGTCGCCCCCAAGAGCCGAGACCAGCACGTTCTTGTTGGTCAGCAGTTCGATGCCCATACCCGCAGGCGCGGGATTGGAGGGAAGCGTCAGAACCGGCATCAACGCCCCCTGCGATAAGGCGCGATCCGAACGGCCCGCTGCCGCTGGCCCTCGCTTGCCTGATAGGATGCGACCCCGGCCTGAGCCGAAAGGGGTGCAGCCGTCTCGGTCGACAGTTCGATAAAGCTGTCCCGCTCCGGCCTGACGATGACCTCGTGCTGGACGCGCTGGGTCGCCGCGGCACCCGAAAAGCCGGGGACGCTGAGCGAAGGCAGCGGCATGCCGACGAGGCCGCCTAGCGAGTAGCCCTTCAGGTTCTTGTGCATGGCGTCGAGACGAGCGGCGCCGATGCGCTGCACCGCCTCTTGGCTGAACACGTACTCGCCCTTGTGGACTAGGCCAGCGGGCTCATGCTTGCCGCCGTCGCCGGTGTACCCGCCCTCCGAGAAGCCGAAGAGCGAGCGCCCCCAGCCCAGGGCTTTCTTCAGCCAGCCACCTCCGCCCGCGCCGCCTGAGGACGCCGGAGCACCGCCACCGCTTCCGCCGAACAGGGCAGCGGCTAGAGGCTCGACAATCGACTGACGCACCGAGATCGACAGCAGGTCGGCCAGGATTTGCTTCGCCACGTTCTTGAACACGTCGCCCAGCGAGCGGGTGTTCATGATGGCGTCGACAAGGCCGTCGTTCAGAGCGTCCAGGCCGCGCGTTGCGACACGCTCATAGGCTTCTTGCACCTCGGCGGCGGTGCGCAGGTTCGCATCCCGCCAAGCCTCCATCGGTCCCATGTTCTGGCGGTTGACTGCATCAGTCTGCGCGCGTTCGATCCGGCCCAACTCGTCGCGACGCGCCTGCTTGTCCGCGTCGGACAGCCCGGGCGTGCGGCTCAGTTCACGCTCTAGGTCTTCGCGGGCTCGCTCCTGCGCCATGGCCAGCAGGCGAAGCTCGATGTCCCTGCGTTCCTTGGCCGTGCGAGCGGCACCCGACTGAAGCGACAGCAGATCGCGCGTCAGGTCAGAAAGCGCACGTTCTTGGGCCAGCCGTTCGTCGGCGAGGTCACGCGCCAGAATGTCCGCCGCCACCCGATCTTCCAGCGTCGCCGTCTGGTCGTTCAATAGCTTGAGCTGTTCGTATTCCTTGGCGGTGATGTCCTTGCGGGCGAGACGGCTCTCAAGCTGCTTCTGCTCCGCCTCCCGTTCCAGCTTCACCTGGGCCTGCTCGATATCGAAGCGCTCCTGAACCGTCAGGGCCTCGCGGTCGAAGATGCCCAAGGCGCGCTGGCGGGCGCGGAATATTTCCTGCTCGACCCGCTCGGCACGGCGGGCCTCCCTTTCGGCAGAGCGATCTACAGGCGTCTTGGGTGGAGGTAGCGTCAAGCTCCCGCCGCTGGCGCGATCTGTGCGCTGTGGCGTGGCGGTTGATGCCCGCTCCTGCTGCTCCCGCGCTATGGCAAGGCGACGTGAGTTGATTGCGTCAAAGTGCTCCCGGGCATCCACGGGGCCAACGCCAATTTGCCCAATTGCCTGCCCTAGCCCGACCGCCATTGGGTCAGCCCCAACGCGAGCAACGGCCTTCGGTTGAGTGTAGGCTCCGCCGGAAACACGATCCGCATGGATGCGCTGACCTCGCATTGCATCTGGCGATCCATAGCGGCTGATAAGGTCCGCCTGCTCTCGAGCCAGTCGAGCATCTTCTCGCCCCAGACCACGGCCGGTCTTGGTGTCTAGATCTCGCCATGCATCCATCGCATCCGAGAGTTTCTCAGCCAGCTTCGCCACCAGCTCGATCGCCTTGATGATCACTGGAGCGAGGTCGATAAAGGCGCCTTTCAGGTTGATGTCGATGATTTGAGCAAGCGTGTCGAACTGCGCTTGAGCATCGCTAGCGCGCCGTATCATCTCGGCATCCATCACAATGCCCAACTGCCGAGCTTCATCGCGAAGAGCCGCTACATCAACAGCACCATCGCGCAGCGCAGACGACAATGCTCCAAGTCCAAGCGCCTCGGCCACGGCCGCGCGATCAGCCTCGCGCTTCAAGTTCTTGATCGCATCCGTGACCTTGTCCAGGCCCTCTTCAGTCGACTTGAATCCTCGAAGTTGGTCACGGTCAAAACCAAGAAACTCGAATGCTTTGACGGCCCCCCTTGAAGTCCCAGCCGTCGCTTGAGCCAGTTTCGTCGCGAAGCTGTCGAGGGCCCTGTCCGCGTCGCGTGCGTCAGCGCCAGTTTTCTGAGCGACGTATCGCCATTCCTGAAGTGCATCAGTGCCAACGCCAATTTTCCGCGCTGTGTTGGCCATGTCGTCGGCCATCCGCATACCTTTGAGGCCGAGGCTCAATGCTCCGGCCGCCGCCAGGCCTAGTACCGTGACAAGGGCCGTGACTGACGCCACCGCTGCGGTCGTCAAGCGGCCGATGCTTGCGCCAATGCTCTTGGCGCCTTTGTTCGCGTCGTTCTCGATCTGGCCCATGGAAGCCTTCAGATCGCGCTCCGAGGCTTTGATGTCCTCCGCCAGTTTCTTCCGGCTCGCACGCAGCTCAAAGGCTGCCGAACCCACAATGGGGGCATCGGACATGGCGGGCTCCGGGATTAGGGATTGGCTGTGCGCATAAAAAAGGCCCGCCGCAGCGAGCCTTGGGGCAATGAGAAACCCACCGGAAGGGCGGGCTACTTGTTAGGTTTGAGCTGGGGGCAAGCTATTGCTCGGCTACCTTGTCCGCTACACGTCGAATGTCAGTGCGTATGCCGTGCGCAACAAGCCAAACGAGGCCACTGATTGTCGCGGCGCTTCCACAGACAAGAAGCGTGATCTTTTGAGCCAACCGGCCAAGGTTGACGATACGATCGCCGAAAGCGCCTGAAGGCACAGATGGATCAAACCAAACGCCCCACACGATGACGGCAAGGCCGCCCATCAAAGCGAGCCATCCAAAAATTGGATCCAAGCTAATGTCGGCAAGGTCTTTCTTCGTGCTGTTGGCCATGCTCGCCCTCCGCTGCATGTAGAGGCTATTCTCCACCACCCACAACCAGCAACCCCCGGCTCGCCACTCCGTCGTCTGCCTTTCCGACAGCCTTGAGGAGAGCCTCTAGGCCCTGCTCAACAAAATGCTGGATCGTGTCTGTCTGCAGGATGCCAATGCAGAGGGCGACGGCCAGATAGATACGGTCTCGCCTTATGTGGATAGCAGCCAGCGTCGCTTGACTCACAGGAAGCCCCTGGTCGGTCGCATAGAGAATCTTGTTGCGATCATTAGCAAGCGTCTTGACGTATCGATCGACCTTCTTTGCCCCCCGAGCGGATAGCAACTCATTTATCTCGGCTTCGAACGCATCCGGCAGGCCGCCCTTTGACTGGAGAAAATGGAAGGGATCGACGAGTTGGATTGCGAGGTTTGGCGCGTCCGACAATTCTACGCCGAATTGCTTCGCTGGTATCGATATCTCGACCTCTGGCTTCGTCGCATCAACCGCGAAGTTGAAGTTCAAATCCTTCATGCCTTGCCCCAGACTATGATGGAGCGCGTCCACGATGAACCAAAACGCAGCCTTGTGGGGATGTGAGTAGAGATTTAGCTCTTCGGCTTTGGGGTATTTCTTGATCTTTAGGGAATTGAAAACGGCGCAGGCCGCTTCCTCCTGAGCATTTATCGCTCGAAAGGAGGCAATCTCCCTATCCATTTCCAATAGCTTTTCAGCTCTCTCAACGCCGTCACAAGCGTTCAGAAGGCGGTAGCGCACACTACCAGGCAATTTTTCTGCCGACTTCTTCAGCAAGGAACGCATACGAGCGTTGCGTTCTGGCTGTTCTGCATCACTTTCAGACATGGCTCCTCCAATTAGAGGAGATTTGCCAAAACGGCGTTACGAAGTCGAGTCCGGCACCTCCACCACCTCGATCCCCTTCGACGCCGCCATGCGGTGGAACTCAGCCCGCGCCATAGCCTCGGCCAGTTCGGCTTCCGCCTTGGGATCGGGGCGCTCGATCATGCTCTCGATGTAGGTCTGCGGTCCCTGCAGCCGCTCTTCGCGGGCGAAGCGCTCGGAGAACCAACCCGTCAGGAGGCAAGTCTCCAAGTGTAGTTTGCGAGCCTCATCCAAACGCTCTGAGAGGCGATACGGCGTGAGACCCCAGAACTCCTCTTCCTTCAGACCCGCCCGGAGAGCCGCCCGAAGATGCGCCCCCACCATGTCTTTCGGGGGCTCAGCCGGGGGTTTTCGGAGCCGTCCGCGGCAGGCCTCCCGCTCGGGCCGTGCTGCGCCAGCTCCCAGGCCCTCCAGCAGGACCGAAGGCACTCGGCCATCGGATACTCGGCCATCGGCGCGGCCATCACGTCAGCCGCCTTCAACTGGCCGGCGCTCATGATCTCAAGGGCCTCGGCCATGGCCAGAGACGCCCCCGGCTTGCCCTTCTGCATGGCCTTGAACTGATCCAGCAGCCAGTCATGGCCCTTGGCATCCAAAGCCGCGTAAGTCAGTTGAAGCGGGACCGCCCGCCCGTCCGGCAAGGACAGGCGGACGATCCCAAGGCGCTCGTCGGTCGGCTGCATTAGGGCACAACCGGAGCGCGGTTAGCGGCCTTCAGCGGCTCAATGCTGCCGTCGTACGTGACTTTACCGTCGACCGGCGCGGCCAGTGTCAGGGTCGGAACCGAACTGAAGGGGATCGCCTGAGCGCCAGCGCCAGTGCCGAAGCGGATGCGCAGCCTGACGGGCGCGTTCGTATCTTCGGACGTGAACAGCCGCTGCTGCACTTCGTTGCCCGGCTCATAGTGCATGCCGAAAGAGTAAGGGCCATTCTGACGGGGGCCTGGGATCGATTCTTTCTCACCGGGCGGCGTGTCGAAATCGGTGCTGTCGATCTTGTTGCCGGGCTTGCCACCCCCGCCGACGTTGAACACGCCAGGCACGGCCTCCCAGCTCGGCGTTTCCGTCGTCGACGTGTCGATCTCCAGCTTCATGAAGCCCTGAGCCAATACAGCCATGGCACTCTCCTATGTTGCAGGCATGGAAAAGGCCGCGCACAGCCTGCCCTGGGCGCGTTGGGGATGACCGGCTGGGCCGGGGTTCAGGTGTTGCGGAGATCCAGTCGGATCGTGACGCGGCGGCCGGTGTAGGCCTCGTCCGTCGTCGGGGATTGGACTGGGCCGGTGACGCGGGCCACGTCGCATTTGCCGCCGCTGACGGCGAGTTCGCCAGGGCGGTTGTGGAAGAGGTCGCGGACCTGGCGCATCAGCGCCTCCAGTTGAGCCGCTGAACCCGTCCTGCGCTGATAGCCGCGCACTTCCTGCACGATCAGGCGGCCGGTCTCGGTGAAGGTCTCCAACGCCACGTCAGAAGTCGGCACGGCGATGATGAGGAACGGCTTCGACAGCTTCGGCTCCTGGTCGAGGAAGTCGTCGGGCGCGGCCTCGTTGAAGATGGCCGGGGCGTTGTTCCAGGTCGCCAGCGAAGGGGCGACGGAGGCCAGCCGGGCGAAGATCGTAGCGGTGGAGTTCAATCCTTCGCTCCCTCGATAAACGCCTGCCTTAGGTCGTCGGCATGGTCGGTCGCCAGCAGGCCGAGGAATGGACGCGGAGCGATCCGCTCGGTCCCGACCTCCAAGGCGTGCGCATACTCTGTGTTCGCGACCACTCGGCCGACGATGTCGTCGCCATCCCGGCGCACCTGCGTATCGGCTTGGGTCGCGTTGCGTAGGCGGCCTGTGTCGACGGCGGGCGGCTCGCCCGGTGCCGACGCTTGGTGCTTCCCATAGATGCGGCCGGAGCCAGGCCGCGACAGGTTGGCCTTGGTGATCGCTTCGCCGGCCAAAGCGGCGCGCTGGATGCCCTTCACGGCCTTCTCTTCGGCGATGCGCTCAAGGGCGGCGAGGTTGATCGTGACGGTGGCCATCAGCGCCCCTGAACCTCCCAGGTCGCCTTAGCCGGGTCTCGGGTCAGGGCGACGATCTGCCAGTCCCTGCCCTCAGCATTGATGGTGTGCCCGACGGCCGGAGCAACGTTCAGACTGGCCGCCAGGATGATGATCTTTCGGTCGTGGGCCGGGATTCCCGCCGTCGCGCGCCGCATGTCGCTGTAGTCATCGACCAGCGCCTTGCAGGGGTATGAGGTCGGGGCCCCCGGTATCCAGCCGCCCTGCCCGTCCGAGGTCGGTTCGCCCGGCACCTTCAGCATGCCGTCGCGGAACACGTCGTCCAGCGCGTCGGCGATAGCTTCGGGCAGATCGTCGAGGATGCTCATGACTTGGCCAGCCGGACGTTCACGCCGGAACCGATGGCATAGGCGCCAGCATAGCGAAGCAGGCCGGCCACCAGAGCCAGCCGCGCCGCGTTCCGGCTCTCAGACGATGACGTTTCGTATTCAACGGCGACGCTGCCAGCCTTCACCGACTTGCGCGCCGCCTGGGCCGCCTTGTCGCCGCCGATCAGGGGCGAGGTCAGGGACAGTCGGGCGGCCTCGATGACGGCATCGCTGATCCGTTCTTCAATCCCGGCGCTCACCTTCGCCGGGGGCCGATAGCTGGCCCGCACGTAAGCCGATGCGTCGAGAATGGCGCCGCTCTTCTGCTCAGGCGTCAGGGCGGCCCAATCGGACCAGCCCCGCGCCTGGGCATAATCGTCGGCCTCTGCGACCGTAGCGAGCGGACCCGAGGGCCAGCTCACCACGCCATTCTCAACGATCAGCATCAGGCCGCGCCGCTTTCAGAGGCGGCCGCAGCGGCCTTGGCGCCCTCGAGCAGCTTCAGCAGCTCCTCACGCGGGCCGTAGGGATCGAACTCGACCTTGAGGTTTTCCAGATCGGCGTTGATCTCGCGGCGCGACAGGCCCTCGGACGTGTCGTCCAGCAGAGCGTTCAGCACCTCGGTCAGCTTGTCGACGCCAGCCTTGTGATGGGCCTTGCCGCCCAGCGCGGTAATGCGGGCCCGCAGGCGACCGATCTCGTCCTGATCGGCGTTGATCTCAGGTTCGGTGCGGAGGTCAGCCGGGATTGTCCCGCCGTTCTGCGCAACCCGGTTGAGGAAGTTCAGGTCAGCCATTGAGGCCTCCAGAAAGGCGAAGGGCGACCCGGAGGCCGCCCGTTCGCTCAGGTTGTTGTAGGGCTCAGCCGTTGGTGCGGACGAAAGCCAGCGGGACGTTTTTGCGTTCGAAGGCGCGATCCCAGTTCGCGGCGGCCTTCAGCTCGGCATAGGTCGGGCTGTCACCGGCGACGCTGGCTTCCTTCCAGGCGAACCCGGTCGGATGCAGGATGTCCTGGCGACGGTTCCACAGGGTTTCGATGCCCTCGCCGTTGCCGCCAGCGGCTTCGCGCTCAACCTCGGTCGGGGTCTTCGGCGAACCCGCGCCGTGACGGAAAGCGCCAGCGCCGAACAGGATCGACGTGTAGGTCACTCGGTTCGCGCCCACGGTGACGGGCATGCCGTCATCCATGATCACGCGTTTGCCCTGGAACGACTGGAACGCCAGCGCGCCGGTCTCAGGATCGAAGTGATCCGTCAGGGCGCCGATGCGCTGCATCCGGGCATGAATGACCGAGTGGACGGCGATCGCTACCAGCTTGGCCTTGGCGTCGCCCATGGTCTGAGCGGCGTTGATCATGATGTCCGTGCCGAACAGTTCGGCGTCGGTCGGGGTGCCGGTAGCGTCCGTGGCGACGTTGACCAGCATGTCGCCGCTGTCGTTCGCGATGTTGTCGGCGAGCAGGCCAAGAGCGGTGTTCAGCACGGTGTCCTGATTGACCGCAGCCCAGTATTCCCCGACCTGATTGCCGATCTCGGCCATCGGATCGTTCGCAATGAAGGCGGTGTTCAGGTCGGCCGAGGACCAGCCGTTGTTCCGCATCAGCTTGCGGGCCACCTCGACGCCGGTACCGATCTTCTGCGGCGTGGCCTTCTGCGCCGGGTCGTCAGACGAGATGTTCGGCTCGTTCTTCGCCAGGCGCTTGTAGTGCGGCAGGTTGTAGGTGATGCCCTGTTGCGCCGCGAGGCTGTCCAGATAGGGATCGCGCACCAGCACGCCCGACGCCGCGAAGGCGTTCAGGCGCGTGGCCGCTTCAGTGGTGTATCGCTCCCAGTTGGGACCGAACTGCAGGTCGGAAAGCTGGGTCACGCCCATGTCCGTCTCCTATTTGAGTTAGGGGGTCAGACGCGGCCGTGATGGCGCGCGCATCGAGTGCGCGGGCGGCTTAGGCCGCGCCCGCTTCAGCCTTCAGTCGGGCCGCGAGTTCGGGTTTCTCCCTCTCGATCCGATCCTGATCAGTGAGATTGAAGGTTGGCCCCTGCTTCCAGGGGTTGGGGCCGGAATGCGCGCCCTTGCCGCCGGGGGCACCGCCGCCGCTGTTGCCGGCCAGCACGAAGGGCTTGCCCTCGTCGCCTTCCGCCCAGAGCTTGATGGCTTCCGCCAGCGGGAGCCCGCCCTTGTAGGCGACCGGCTCGCCATCATCGTCCTTGAGCTCGACGCCTTCGCGCAGAAGGGCGGCGGCGGCGCGCTTGAGCTCAGGCTTCACGCGAGCTTCGTCCAAAGCCGCGGACAGGCCGTTGTCGATGACGAGCTTCTCGACCTGGCGCTCGGCTTTCTCGGCGCGATCGGTGGCGGCTTTCAGCTCGCGGCCGTGCTTGGTCTCAAGTTGGGTACGGACGGCTTCGACGTCGCCGCTGGCCTTAGCCTTGTCAGCTTCGGCCTGTTCCTTCTCGGCCTCGATTGCGGCGAGCCGGTCGTTCAGCTCCTTCAGCGCGTCGCGGTCGGCTTTGGCGTCCTTCTTCAGGCGCTCATGGGCCGAGGCCAGCGCCGCGTGGGCCGCCGGATCGATGGGTTTGGGCTCGTCTTCCTCGCCCGTGCCGGGACCGGCAGGCGGGTGATCGTCAGGCCCGCGCAGATAGCGGCCCATGGCGCGTTCGCGCGGGGTCATCCGGCCGATGACAGGCAGCACGGAGCCGCCGCCCAGAAGGCAGTTCTTGGTGGTGTTCATGGTGGGTAGTTCCTCCCGCTCAGCGGACAGAGGGGGCGCTGCTCAGCTCACGCCCTGGTGGATGCTCCGGCTCTGCACGGAGCGATTTCGGCAACGGGGTGTTGCGGAAAGGGGGAAACCGGGAGACCAGACCAGTGACGGACCTAGACGCCATCGAGTTCAACTGCGGCCCAGATCGCTATTGGGCACGCACCGAATACGACCGAAGCACCGCTCGGTGGATCGTCAGAATCTTCGACGACAACAGCGCGGTAGTCACCGGCTACGAAAATTTCGTTGAGCACCAGGAGGTGCATGACCTCACCGGCACAGACGATGACGCAGAAGCCGTAGATGCGGCTGCCCGAGGCCTAATTCGGGAGTTCCTTCAAGCTGGCGGCCAGCCCAGGAGCAATCCGACTGACTAGCCCAGTTGGTCAGGCGACCACGACATGCTCGCCCCGCGCCAGACACGTCGCGCACACGATCTGCTTCTGGCCGCCGGTCGGCTTTCCCTTCTTCCAGACCATGCCGAGCTTCACCTCAAGCATCGCGAGGCCGGTGCAGCGAGGGCAGCGGACAACCGGCGTGTCAGGAACCGACGCCTTCATGCGTTTCAGCGGGCCTTCCGGCTCCGGCGTCCCGTCGATGACCTTGAAGGGCGTGCTCACCCCCAAACTATAGGCCCTCGAACGCCGCGGCGTCACGCTTCTTCAGTTCTTCCAGCGTGAACACCTTGCCCTTGCTGTCGACGAAACGGTCCAGCGACAGCTTGCCGGTGCGGAAGAGCTGGGCCTTGCGGACGCCCAACACCTCGTTTTGAACCTCGACCGACTGGCGCATCAGCCAGTCCGAATAGGATGGCGCCTCAATGGGCGGCAGGCCCTTGATGACCGGCGCCGTTGTCGATCGGCAGTTCACGTGCCGGGGTGGCCAGGGGAAGCTCTCCAGCGGATGCACCGAGTTGTGCAGCGCGCCACAGGTGATGGTCGTTCGGGCGTCCAGCGTGGCGACGAAGCGGACCTGGTCAACGCCGAGCGCCGCGTAGGTCTCTTTCGATGAGACGGCGGCCGTATGCGTCAGCGCCGTGCGAACCATCGCCTCCGCGCCGCGCCGGCTGATCTCGAGTACGCCGTCCTTGTACTGGAGCGCCCGCGTCCCCCTGATCTCGCGGACCAGCGCGGTGACCGACCGTCCTTCGACAAAGCCCTGCCGCAGCGTCTCCCTGACGCGCTTGGCGGCGCCCGCTTCGGCTTCGTCCAGCCAGCCCCTGAGGAAACGGCCTTGGAATGGACGGGCGTTCACGGCCGCCACGACCTGGGCCGTTGTCGGTGCGTTCGTGACCGTGGCGAGGCCGACGGACCGCTGCCCAAAGTGGACCATTCGCTCCGTGAACAGCCGCTCGGCGTCCGCCAAGGCAGCCACATCCTCATTAAGCCGACCGCGCAGTACGGCCCATCCGTCAGACTGGAGCGCTCTGACCTCTTCCAGCAGCCGCTCGAGTTGGACCGGATCGCGCCCTTCATTGTCAGCCCGGAGGATGCGCTCGACCAGCCGTGCGTCGGTGCGGTTCAGCAGGGCGAGGACCTTGCGGACGGTCGCCGTCGAATAGCGGGACAGCGCGATCCGGTGCTTGACGGCCTCGTCGATCAGGCGCTCGGCTGCGGAAGCCATCAGTTGACCTGTGCCGCCTCATAATCGGCAATAATGCCCGCGACCCATAGGTTGTCGCGGCCAGCTACAAAGCTAATCGCGTCATCGGCACTGTCGGTCTCGTCACCTTCAGCGTCGAACAGATTGGTGATGGGGACGATCACGCCGGTATCCAGCAGGGCCTGGCGTTGTTCGAGGTGGATGGCGTCAATCTTCATCACCGCCCTCCCCTGTCCCAAGGCCGCCGCCCTCTTCGTCCAGCGCTTCCCGGTGATCCTCGAAGCTCTTGGCCGGGTCCACGATCTCGGCGCGCTGGAGGTTCTCGAACAGGTCTTCCAACGTGATGGCGCCCGACTGCCAGGCGGCAAGGAGAGCGGTCAGTTCCTGTGCGGAGAGGCCGGCCGGGTTCAGATCGGTGTTGAGCCAGTACTGGATGCCCTCGCTCGAAACTCCCGCCCAATCGGCCATGAAGCTCAGGGCCTTCGTCAGACAGTCCGACAGGGCGTTGGCGATGCCAGAGACGACCGACGTCTCGCCTGCCCTCTCGATCCGCGCCGTCTCGGCCGCGATGGCCGCTCGTCCGGTTTCCAGCAGCATCCGGGCGCCCATCAGGGCCGCATCCTTCCGCTTGGCTTCCAGCGCCATCCTCAATTCCGACAGGCCCGCGCCAGTGAATTCCATGAACCCGGCGCCACCATCGGCCGAACAGACAATGCCCTCCGAGGAACCGAGCTTGATAGTGTCACCGTCGCCCAGCTCGATGCCGCGAAACACCGGGGTCGGGTTGCCGGTCCACATCAGGCCCCACTCAAGCAGGGCCGAGTTGTTTAGGTGCGCGACACTGATGTCGGCAATGTCGTCCAGCGGCGGCCGGGCCGGGTTGGGTTCGCCGTCCCGAGGGTTCGAGAAGAAGGCCGGGATGTCGCTTAGCCGGGCGTTCTGGCGCTTGGGCTCGACCGCCTCTCCGAACTGTACCCACTGGCCGTTCAGTTGGCGGAAGACGCGCTGGCGGTAGAAGCCGCCCTCATCGAGATCCAGCACGCGAACCTGCCCGACCTGCTTCAGCTTGAACTCGTCGGCCTCGTCCTTTTCCTCGACCTGCTCGACAACGCGAATGTGCGAGAGCTTCAGCGCCGCTCCGACCTTCTGCACACGGGCCGCAAGGATCGCCGTGGCGTCGTAGAGCTTCAGCGTCGCCCTGACGCCCTCAGCCTCTGCGTCAGCCTTCGTCGCACCAGCCGGAGCGTCGGGATAATCCACCAGCACCATTATGGCGCCGGTCGAAAGGATGTCGTCGAAGCCCTGCTCGGCGAAGCGGTCGATGTCCTGGCCGGAGCCAGTCACGTCGCCGAGGTAGGCGTCAAGAGCCGCCAGGCCCTTCCGCGTCGGCGTTTTACCGAAGACCAGCCCACTGAAGGCCTCTGCCGTGCGGGCCGTCACCGGCAGGTAGTAGGCCCCTTCGCGGAACCGCTGCGCCGTGGCCTCGTCGTGCCCCGGCAACGCTCGGATATAGCCCAGCGCATCCTCGCGGCCGCCCAGCAAGTCGTGGACCTTCTTCCGGGCGCCTGCATGGACCGCCCAAGCCGGATCGCGCTCGTTTACCGCCATCAGAAGCTGACCTTCACGCGACGTGCGGGCATGGGCGGCTCCACAAGCTTCAGCTCGGTCACGGCCCACACCAGCGCATCCATGCGGTTCGGCGAGTCGTCGCCTTGATATCCGGCCGGGGTGGTCATCAGCATCTCGGCCTCCATCAACGGGAACTGCTCGCGGTGCCTGATCCGCTTCTGATCGTAGAGGGCAGCCACCGGCTCAGCGCGAACCTGCTTGCCGCGGCTGGCCGTCACCATGACGACACGGGTTCTGACGCCGCCGGCGCGTAGGGTGCTCTCCACCATGTCGCCGCCGAAGTTCTTCTCCGCCACCACGCAGTCAGCGCCCCAGCGATCCACGGCCTTAGCTGTGGCAGTCGCCCAGGCCATCGGCGAGGTCGCCGGACAAGTTGCGTCTTCCAGGATGATGGCGCCGTCGCCGTACTCCGCCGCCACGACGATCCCGACGTCATCACCGCCGCCGGAGGGGTCGACCCCCACGACGACCCGGCCCCAGCTTCCTTCCGGGGCATTGCGCCCCTCGCGCCAGGCCTCGTCCAGTCCCTCGCGGTTCCAGATCGCCCCCTGGACCGACGGCATGTAGGCCCCGAGCCAGATCCAGGCCGCCCGAAGCTTGTCCTTCGCGAAGTCCAGTTCCATCAGTTCGCGCAGGGCGTCAGGGAAGTGAGAGTTCTGGTCGTAGTTGATCTTGCGGACGATGGCGCCCTTGGGCCTCACCGGCCCCCGGAAGAAAACGTCGATCGGGTCAGTGTCGAGGCGCGGGTTCCAGATCGCCCAGAGCTCAGAGATTGCGGTGCGGAGGATCGTCGGCAGCAGCACGTCCAGAGACGCCTGCCGAACCTCCTGTGCCTCCTCCAGAATGGTCAGCCCTGCGCCTTCCAGCGACTTGATGCCCTCGAGCTTCCCGCCCTTCCAGAGGCCGATGAACATGATCTTCTGGCCGCCGAGGCCTTGGAAGGTCCCGTTCACCTCGCGGAAGTACGACCCCAGCAGGCCGAAATGCTCCAGCCGCTTGCGGACCAGCTCCAGCGACGATTCCGTCAGGTTCGCCATGATCTCCCGCAGGAAGACCACGCGCAGTCTGGGCGTCGTCACCGTGTGGAAGATCGCCGCATCAACGACCGACCAGGACTTGGCTGAGCCCCGCCCGCCGTGCGCCGCCCGGAAGCGGTAGGAGCCCAGCGGCTTCGCGGTCAGGAATCGGAAGGCCGGGATGGGCTCGTAGATCATCCCTCTGTCTCGTAGTCCTCGGGGCTCGGCGCGGGCAAAGGATCATCCGACGTGACGTAAGTGACCGACAGGCCGGTGTGCTTGTGCTGGTGGTCACCCTTGTCGATGACGAGGCCGTTTAGCTTCGCGGCGTCCATTAGGCTGGCGCGGGCGGCTTGCAGCATCGGAGCCTCCGTGCTCGTCTCGGCCTTCGTGGCGATGGCGAGCAGGCGCTCAGTGATACTCGCGACCGTGATTTCGGTTCGGACGGCGGCCCGCTCTTGAAGCTCTTCAAGGCGGGCCTGGACCTTCTGATTACTTCTAAGGGTCGAGGCGTTGGACTCGCTCGGCTTGTACCCGGCGTCAGCATAGGCCTCGGCCTGGGTCATCCCCTTGGCCAGCGCCTGGGCGAAGCGCTCGTGTTTGGGGTTTGAAAGAGCGGGCATAGCCCCTCCAGATTGTCCGTC